TTAGCGTTTTTTTGAAGGATTAGTGAGCGGATTTAGAGAAACGGCGCTTTCTAAATGCGATGGCGCGAAATGTGCATACTTCATTGTCATTTCAATTGTTGAGTGTCCGAGAATCTCTTTTAATACTAAAATGTTTCCCCCGTTCATCATAAAATGACTGGCGAAAGTATGGCGTAAAACGTGCGTAAGCTGTCCTTTCGGCAAATCAATACCCGCCCGATCTACTGCGTTTTCGAAAGCTTCATAAGCGTCACCGAACAATCGCCCACGACGTTGCGGCAGCATGTTATATAATTCAGGACTAATCGGAATTGTTCTATTTTTCCCGCTTTTCGTGTTGATGTAAGTGATTTTATACGGGATCACTTGCGCTTGTTTTAATTGCTCCGCCTCACTCCACCGCGCCCCCGTTGCTAAACAAATGCGCGTGATTAAACCTAGATCTTTATTTCTTGAATTATCACATTCGTCAATTAAGCGACGAATTTCATCACCGAATAAAAAAGCGAGTTCCGTTTCATTTTCTTTGAAAAGTGAGATCTCACTTAAAGGATTATCCCCCGACCACTTGCCCAATGATTTTAATTCATTGAACACCGCCCGCAGGTAAGCATGCTCACGGTTGACTGTGGACTGTTTCGGCGGTCGCTTTGGGTCTGCTGAAAACTTGCCCGCAAGCCGTTTTTTTCGATATTCCGCAAAGTCTTGCGTAGTGAATTTATTTGCCGGCGGGTCGCCAAGGTGTGAGCAAAGATTTAATAATTTATTTAACCGCGCTTGACCGTCGTTCAGCGTTTGCCCATACAGTTCATACCATTCATGAGCATAGTGACTTAATGGCGCGAGATCATTAGATAGCACTACACGAACGTTTTCACTTTGCGTTGCGTTCTTTGCTTGTTCTTGATTAAAAAAGCGGGTTGCTTCTCCTCTGGTTACAAACCATTTTCGCACGCGCTTGCCGTCGTGATAAAACTCCGCAAGCCACTTCCCGCCTTTTGTACTGTCTTTTCGTACGCCCATAATTATTTAACTGAACAATGTTTTTTCACTTCACCCCACTGCGATTTTGACAAAGCAACATCATGCGGTCCTATCTCAATAAGTTTTTGTTTTTCAACATCAAGCACTGTTCCGCCGATGTTGAAAATAACTTGCTTTTTCTCTTTATTTACAGAAAGTTTTAAATTAGTATGCGTGCCAAATTTTGACGAGTTGGGAAAATATGTCCCGTTTTTATGATGAGTTAAGTTAATAGCCGGTGCACCGTCATCGTAGATAGTAAAGTCGGGGGCGTCTGGGCTATCGAATAAGTTACAATGCATAGTAAATTCAAAATAATCACGTTCTGAATTGTCGCCGAAATATAGCGAAATGGCGGGCTTGTTATTCATCGAACCGCTACTAATTAAAAGCGGCATATATTCTTTAGCAACAACAGAAAACGGCAACAAAGCAAGAATTAACGCGCGTTTCATTAGCACTTCTCCATTTTTAAGATAACTTTTCCCTTGATCTCAATATCCACAAGATCACATTCAAACGAGAATTTCCCGCCATCAACGCGCACTTTTCCGCCGGGCAATACTGTTAAATAGCGGATTAAATGCGAGTTTTCAACAAGTACAAAATATTCTCCGTCGGTCAGCGTGTCGTAGTTTGGATTAATAAAAAAAGTTCGGTTGTTTTCGCTTACGCAAAAAAGGTGATCGTAGCTTTCACGGCTATCAAGGTTGGGTAAAAGCGGAAGTAAAAACGGCTTATTTTCATTTATGAATAATTTTCCACTTTCTAAATTGAATGATTGAAAATATTTCATATTCATTGAATCATCAAAAATAGGCTCAATTCCACGTGCTACATATTCTAGTCTTGCGCCCGTTTCGATAACACAACGTATAACAAGTTCGGCAGGGAAAATACCACGAGAACCCCACGTCGCAAAGGTACTTTGAGGGATAGATAAGTGTTTAGCAAGATCTATTTGTTTTGTAAATCCATACGCTTTTTTGATCCGTTCTATAACTTCCTTACCTCCGCTGAAATTACTCATAAACAATCCTTAAACTCAAATGCAATAAAATTACTCTTGAATATCGCAAATGAAATATAGTATTATTATATTGCAAATGCGATATACGCCAATATTCATTAATATTCAATAGAGGTTATACAGTATGACAACACAAAATGCAATTTGTATAAAAATACAGTTAGATACGCCATTCGTGACAAAAGACGAATATAAGAAAAGAACAGGCTTGCCCATGGGGACAATCAACGACCAGTTAAAAGCAGGGAAATTGCCCATTTTGCCGAGAAAGTCGCCGAAAGAGAAAGTATTAATCAACTTAATCGCACTAGCGCAACAGGCGGCGAATCAACAATAAAAAACCGCACAAAAGTGCGGTCAGTTTTCAAAAAGTTTTAGGGGTAAGACTTATGAGCAAATTAATTATTATCAATTCTTCAACAGATCAACAAGATAACTTTCAATCGCCTGGGCGATTTGCGGATCTGTTTCAGCAATTACGTTCACTTTCTCAAGAAGTTCCAACTCAAGCAAATCCACAAAACGAGGGTCAGTGCGGGCAAGAGAACGAATTAGAGAACGATTTAACGTTTCTAAAAATGCCACTTTTAAAGACAACACCCGCAAATGTTCTTTTTGCGATTCAGGAGTTTCTACTTTCGAATCAAACATATCAAGACTACCTTAATTTTCGTAATGCAATTTGGGAAATATGCAACGAAGAATACCGCAAAAATAGAGGTATGCGCAATGCAATTCGTAATGTCAATCAAAATACAAAGTGAAGATGACCCCGTTCAATCACGCTTAAAACCGAAATTAGACAAAAAGCAAACTAGGATTACCCAAATTAAAAAGACAGCGCTTTATAGCAAAACGGGTAAACAAAGCAGATTGGAGGGCGCAACTATTTGGGGGATTTCTTATGAATGAGGAAATCATAAAAGCACGGGATCAAGCGTTGGCGCAAGCGCGTAAACAACTAAATATTAGCAATTATCGCGTGGAGCGTTTTTTTGACAGAATGCTGCAAGATGAGAAAGAAATCATTTTTGCGCTTGCGCAAGTCAATCAAATGGATCAAGTAAATCCAGGAAAAAAACCGAAGTATTTAAGAGATTTCACGCGAGAAGGAATAAGAAAGATCGCAAAAGCATACCAGAAAATCAGAAAAATATCGAACAGACTGCCGCAATGCATAAGCATTAACGAATTTTATCTAATTGACGAAGAGGTGAACTATGCAAACCGCAACTATTAAAGTGAACTTAAAAAAAGCAAACGAATTGATGTTCTATTTCAAAGATACACACGACTTATATTTAATGCTTGCGAAACGAGCGACAACAATCACAGAGCGCATACAGCAAGCAAAGAAAGCTAGTGAGTGCCGCCAATACTATAAAAAAGTATCAGATTTTACGCGCGCCGGAACAAAGAAAATTCATTAACAAAGGGGGGGATATGTTTCCTTTAATTTTTAAAAAAGCGGTCACGCCGGAAGTGATAACAGTGCAGAAAAGTAAAGGCGATGACCGGAAAACATACCCAGAGGGAAAATTCGTTTTATTAAGAAAAAGCAGCGCGTTCGGTTGGGAATCAGAAGTAGAAACACGCGAGGGCATGGACGCGGAAACAATTGAGCGTGTTTATTTTTATAAAGTAGAAATCGAAAGACGCGATCCGAGAAATTTAATCATTGTGAAAGTGGAGTAAGAAAAATGGAAAATCATATCATCGAACTATCAGAACGTTATCAATTAAAAGCAACAGATGATTGCTTAGTGCTTTATCAGTTGAAGTTGCAAGACAACGGCACTTGGGAACGCGTGAAAGCACTCGCGACAAAATCGCCGGATTATCTGCTTGATACACTGATCCGCTTGGAACTTCAAAGCGAAGATGTGACAACGCTTGAAGACGTGGCGAAGACTATCACAGCAATGCGCGCCGAATTAAAAGAGGCAATCAATATCGGGCGCACTCAATAATAGGAAAATTAATATAAATGGGCGTAATTATGAATAATTTTAATAATCCACAATCAGCTGGGGCGAGCAATCGCGCGCCCGCTTGTGCGTTTGTGTGGAATTATGAAGAAAACGCCCGTCAAGTCGAGGAACAACGCCACGCCCAATTTTTAGAGCAAAAGGCACATTATGATCTAGTCAATAAAGAAAAGGTAATTACACCGCCGGAAAGCGCGCGCACAGACCTACAATTAGAATTATTCAACACAACGCCAGAAGGCTATGAGCTTGTCGAGCGTTTGATCGCAAACCTACCGCGTCAACGTCAGCGCGAGTATTTCCGCAAACTGTATTTAAAAACATATCGATCGGTCAAAGATGACGGATCAATTGCATATCGCTTGGGAAACATTCAACGCCGGACGGCTAATTTATTTATTCGCGAAGTGTTGGAAGAACGCTTAAAGAAAGCGTTTAACAGCTATCATATCAACGTTTCTTTTTTACTTGCATTTAGCAAAAACTTGCCAAAATGGCGAGCGGATTTAGAAAGCGAGATCTCACAATCTCTTACTAAAATAGAACAGCAGATCACGATTTCACAAGAGGTCATCGATCGTATTAATGAAGATTATTACACGCAAGACGATCTCATTGCGCCGGATAGAAACACAAGTGCAGCACAAATCGACGCGAATTTTGAGCAATACACAAAAACGCAAATTAAAAAAGCAAAATTACCTTTTTACTTAATCAACACAGAAAAGCTCAAAGAGATCGCGCGAACACTAGCAACAGCATTTGAACAAGAGCTAATGAGCTTTATTAATGATTTAGCCCCGCGCGCGGAAGAAATCGGCGCGCAAGGCGTGAAAGATGAATTTTTAAAACTGTATCAAAAGTGCGGTGAAATTTGCGCAAATATCGGCTTTCCCGCTCCGTCGTGGGAAATGAAAAAAAGCCGTTTAACTGGTGAAAAAATCGATATCGCATTGCAGAAGATTACTTGTGAAAGATATTGGTTTCGAACTATGTCACGCGTTCAAAAGCGAATGACGGAACACGTCGCGATCGCGTGCGGCGAAGTGCGAAAGCAAGCAAGTTGTTATATCTCTTACGGCAGTTTTAATAATTGGAAAACACAAATCAAAACAAATCTTGATTATTTAAAATCAATGATTTTAACAAATGTTGATGATCCGGAAGAGCAAATAGAACTTTTCGGAATGTTCTTAAAATCATCGTCAAACCCCGACAACCGCCGCAATGAAATGATGTGCCGTTTACGCGGTTTGGAAGAATGGGCAGAGCGTGAAGGACACGAAGCATTGTTTTTAACGCTTACTGCCCCGTCATCGTTTCACGCAACCCACAGTAGTGGAGATCTTAATAAAAAGTGGTCGGGCGTCAATCCGCGCGATACGCAAAAATATCTTAATAAAGTCTGGGCGCAATACCGCGCTTTATTAGCAAAACGCGAGATTAAATTTTATGGAATGCGAGTAACAGAGCCACACCACGACGGCACGCCGCACTGGCACTTGCTTGTTTATGTGAAAGCAGAAGATAAAGCAGAAGTGATCCGCTTATTCAAGAAAAAAGCACTTGAGCAAGACGGCAACGAGCGAGGCGCGCTAAAACACCGTTGCAGAATTGAAGAATGCGACAAAGAAAAAGGAAGTGCGACAGCATACATTGCTAAATACATTTCAAAAAATATCAACGGTTTCGCATTAGACGGCGAAACGTCAGACGAAAACCCGAATTTATCGCTAAAAGAAAACGCGCACCGCGTGCGCGCATGGGCAAGCCTTTGGGGAATCCGTCAATTCCAATTCTACGGCGGCGCGTCAATCAGCGTTTGGCGAGAATTGCGCCGTTTAGTAACGGGTCAAGCGGAAGATGAAATCATTGAAAAAGCCCGCGCGGTTGCTGATGTATCGTGCTTTGCGTCTTATATCGAGATTCAAGGCGGCGCAATGGCTATGCGTAAAGACCAGCCGATCAAGTTGAGCTATATCGAAACGGAGCAGAATAAATACGGCGAGACACGTCAGAAGATCGAAGGGGTAGAAAACAAAATATCTTTCAGAAAAGTGCTTACACGTCTTAAAAAATGGGCGATCACTAAAGCCCAAGTTTCGCGTAGCGAAACACAAGAAAGCGCGGTACGCGCACCTTGGACTTGTGTCAGTAACTGTAACCGCTCAATTGTTGAGCAAAAGATAAAAAACGCAGTCGCGCCGATCTGTTTACCACTTCACGCGCGACAAATTGAACATTTATTGAGCGGAAAACCGCTTTTATTAAACGAACGCAACAAAATTCAAGTGATAAATAATGAAATAGTGATCACTGATCCGATTAAAGAACGTGTGGAACGTGAAAGCGCGGGAAAATCGCACCTTGATCGTTTGCGCGAAATACCAATTTTTTTAAACTAACAAGGGGTAAATTATGGAAAAAGTAGAAATTACAAAAGAGTTTTTTGATTCTTTAATGAAAGATAGAGAAAGATTGAATTTTATTGAGTGTTACAGAGTGACGATTATTGAAGATAAACCGGGGGAAAATGGCGGATTCGAATTATCACATTGTAACGGAGGAGAAGATCCAATTCTATGTGATTTAGTTTATTCAGAAAGCGTAAGAGAAGGCATAGATAGAATGATGGAATATCAAAAATGTATTGAGCAAAAGGAAGTTTAAAAATGATTGATGAAAATAAAAAAGTAGAAGTTTCTTTGAGAGAGTTTGAAGAAATGGTGCGAGATCGCGCAAGGCTAGATTTTATTGAAAGCAGAATAATAGAGGGTTTGAATAAAGAATTTTATAACACAGATTTTTCAAATCAGATTAGTTTTATTATTCACGAGAAAATAAATGCTTTCAGAGAAAAAAGAATAATTTTGAATAGAAAAACAATAGATAAATTAATTCAGGAAAAGACAAATGAAACATTCAAGAATAGATGTAAAAAATAACAAGGGGTAACGTATGGGAAATATAACAATCTCACTAGAGAAATGGCAAGAAATGGCGAGAGATCGCACACGATTAGATTTTATCGAAAGCGGAATTATAGTGGGACTAAGCCCCGCTTATTTTGAAATGGACGTATCAGATAAAGTTAGTTTTACCATGAATAAGAAAACAACTGATCAAAAGCAAATGAAAATTACGCGTGAAAATATCGACAAATTAATTGAGGATCTAGTTTATGAATGTTTCGAAGACGCAGAAAAACGATAAAGACTTATGGGCGACGCCCTGGTGGCTTTTCTTCTTTGCTGAAAATTATTTCGATGTCAAATTCGATCTTGATGTGTGCGCAATGGCGCACAATACGAAAGTGAAAAAATACATTACACCAGAACAAGATACATTAAAAACTATGTGGGAGGGGCGTAACTGCTGGTTCAATCCGCCTTACTCAAACCCATTGCCATTCGTTATGCGTGCGGTAGAAATGGCAACGCTACACCGCAAAACGGTGGTGATGTTGCTCAACGTCGATAATTCGACGAAGTGGTTCAATTTATGCGTGCGCAACGCAAAAGAGATCGTTTATATAACTGATAGACGCGTGCCGTTCGTTCACAACGGTACAGGCGAGGAAGTGGATCAAAATAATAAGGGGCAAATGCTAGTGCTATTTGCTCCCGATAACCCGCTAGATACGCTGAAATCTAGCTATATTTCAATGCAGAAAATGAAAGAAATTGGCGATAAAGTCGCGGACAGAAAAAGGAATTAATATGATTCCCCAACCATTCAAACATATTCCGATCTATAAAAAAGGCGGGTACGATTTACCACCCCCGCCGCCGAAAAAAGAATAATAAAAAAGGGCTTAAACGCCCTTTTCTTCTTGATTTAACATTTCTCTTATTTTTTGTTTATCTTTATCAGATAATTGATTAATCATTAGACTTAATAGTCCGTCTTTTGTTAAAAGACTTGTTTTTGTTGTATGACTAAACTCAACATTTAACACAAATTTATGACCACACGCCGGATTTTTACAAGTGCAATAAGATTTTGAGTATTCACTGTGAATCCGTTCAGTGCGCGTAACAGTTGCTTTCGAATTACAAACTTTACAATAAATATCAAGCGTTCTAGCCATTTGTAACAATCCTGTAACCGTTGAAAAATTGAGACTATTCTATCAAAAGGCTGTGATTTTATACAGTTAAAAAAGCTGATTTTTATCCCTTTTTTCCGGTTGTTTAAAATTGACTTTTAATGCACTTTTAATTTCATAATCTGAATTAATAGATTCAGCAATAATCTCTTGTAGCGGTAAAACTTCGTCTGCTTGATACGCCTCACGGATTTTGAGCGGGTCGCCAAGCCCCGCCGTGTTAACGGGAATAATCCCACTTAGACCGGGTGGGAATCGGTGCGACGTCAACACATCTTGCGCGGAAATGTTTTTAATTTTTGCAAATTCGTCTTTTTGCCCCGTGTCGCCAATCGGGATCACTTTTAAGCCGTCAGGGTGACCGCCGGCGATGTTAACGAACATTGAGCGGAAATTCCCCACACCCTTCGAATCGCGGATTCTTTCCGCGATTTCGTCTTCCATTTCTTCGGTCATATCAGGGTCGGTGGAATACAAAATAAAGCCCATATGCGCGCCGTTTGAGTAGTAACGGCGGCGGAATATCGTTGCGTCAGAGTTTAACAACGCAGAAGTAATCCCGCCCACGTAGTCAGGTGAGCCGTACACCTGTTGCATGGGGTCGTATAATTTAATAAAAATAACGTCGTTTTTGTTGTATTCGTAAATTTCGGATTTTGTATCATAAAGCGACTTTTTCATTAAATATTTATAGTTCCCGTCTTTACAGACGCGCATATAAAGCGACGATAAAACGTGCAAGCGAACAACTTGTCCGAACGCATTACGAATTTTCAACAGCGCGACGTCGCCGAATTGAATTAAATTCAAACAGAGCGCGCGCATATCAATTTTTGACAGTAAAGCCCCGCCAATATAGCCAGCGCTAACCATATTTGCGCGGCTATGTAAGATTCCGCCGTGTTGCGCGTTTTGGTGCGGCAATTTTGCGAGCGCGTGGCGATTGATTGGTGGCATAAAGCAGTTGTAAATATCATCGTGCATAAGCCCCACGTAATCCAACGCGGGCGCGGCAGAATAAGAATAATCAGAACCATTTATTGAAATAATCGACGTGCTTTTTACGTCTTTTTGTTTATTTTTAGCCATTTTTTTACATTCTCCAGCCACGCGACTTGCGACGCGGCTTATCTGTTAGTGATTTATTGTTGATCGCGTTCGCAATCGCAAAGAATACATCCGCGTGTTGTGTTTTTACTGTTCTTTCTGCGACAAACGTCATCGTATTGCCACTTTTCGTTGAAGTGTGCTTAATCATTAAGAACGAAGGCACTATATCGCATTCGTTTTCATCCCACTCAATTTGTTCATGTTCGACTAAATCGTGGACTTTTAGGACCATTTCCGTCTTGCTTTCAGGATTGTAAACAAGCGGCACAGCTTTGCGTCCCGCAAACTCTTTTACTTGTTCATAAACGCCGTAGCCCACACCGGTCGCGTCGATCCCGATATACGTCATATTATATTTTTCAAATAACTGCTTAATTTGCGCCGCTTGATACTTATAAGAAAGCCCGGTCCACTGGTAGCGCGCCAATACTCTGTATTTTTCTTTCAGTAGTGCAGGCGGTGCAACAATCACAAAACTAGCCCCATCGCCGCTATGCGCGGGATCATACCCGCCCCAAACTTCACGCGCCCCAAACGGTCGTGCGTCGTTCGGGTTGTGATCTTTCCATTTATTAATATCTATGCCGCACTTCAATAGCTTTTTAATATTGAAAATAGAATCCGCGTCATCGATCCAAACACACATGAACAACTGGGCAAACGCGTATTTACTATATTTCTGTTTAAGCGCGTCGATGTCGAAAAGCACGCCTGCGCCGCCCTTGATCGCGTCTTCAATAGTGATGACGTAGCGCCACGTGCCGTCGGGGCATACGCGCCCACCGTCGCGCAATTCTTCAAAGCTTGGGAAAACTACATTTTTGCGTTTTGGATCGCCCTCTTTCCACATATCGCCCGACCAAAACGCATAGGCGGGGTGAAATTTAGATGACGGTGTTGAAAAGTAGGTTTCACGCCAGTGCTTATGCGTCGCCATTGCCGACGATACTGTATTGAATCTTTCAAAGTCACGGATCCATGCGTATTCGTCGCCGTAAACATGCCCACTGTTACCTTGCGATGTGTTGGCGTTGGTTGCTAAAAAGTGTAATTCTGCGCCATTGCTTAAAATAATCGGGCTACCTTTCAATTCGACGTCGAAATATGCACGCGCCATTTTGATAATATACGTTTTAAAAATTTCGGCTTGTCGTTTAGACGCAGATAAGAATATTTGATTGTCGCCAGTAAAAATCGCGTCTTCTAATGCTTCAAAGGCGAAATAATACGTCGCGCCAATTTGTCGCGATTTAAGAATATTCCGCACGCTATAATGTTTATTCGCGCGACAGTGCTTTTGATAGTCAAACAGGCTATCAATAAACGGTTGCACCATTTCCGGTGTAACATGCGAGATGTCATTTTTAGCCCGCTTTTTGCTTTTCTTTTGCTTGCTTTCGTTGCCGTCACCAGAATCCGCAAAATCGCCAAAACTTTCTGATAAAGTAACCGCACTTTTTTGCGCGCTTTGCGCTTTTTTCGCGCGTTGTTTTTTGTATTCAATATCTTTATCGATCAATGCCTCAAGTTCTTTGATTTCTTGATCTGTTTTGTTTTCGCGTTCAGTGAGCGTGATAATGCGCAGCGCGATCAATTCTTCAATACCGTTCTCATTGATCAGATTGCGCCAATTGTATTTTTCCGCCCAATAGTAGATCGGGCGTGCTGAATTTAAGCCCAATTCTTTCGCGATTTCATTCGGCGTCCATTTCTTTAAATAAAGAAACTTTGCGGAGTAAATCACTTCATCGTCATAGCGTTTTGTTTTTCTTATTCTTAGCTTTGCCGTCATTTTTACCCTTTTTATAGTGTTTTTGCGGCTATTGTGGCAGTAAAAACAAGGCTTTTAATCATAAGAAAATCAGCTATATAGCAACAATTCAACGATAACCGCCGATAGCCGAGCATATCCGATTTTGTCTTGCTGATTTATTTAAAAAAATTCGTAAGACTAAGCGCAAATACATTTGTTTTATGCAAATTTTAGGTAAGGAAGATGGGAAATAAAACCGAATTAATTACAGATTTTGTGTGCGTGGCGACGTCGGGAAATACGATCGACGGTCGTCATATTGACGCGCAAGATCTGAAAGATATGGCGGAAACCTACGACCCCGCAAAATATACGGCGGTAATTTGGTGGGAGCACTGGCGCTGGCGCAATTTTGGTCGTGTTGTTGAAGTGAAAGCGGAAGACGGCGAAGAAGGAAAAACCCGCTTATATGCACGTATTGCCCCATCGCTTGAGATGATCGAGCTAAACAAAGAAGGGCAAGGGCTTTTTACAAGCATTGAAATCACGCCGAATTTTGCGAATACAGGCAAAGCGTATTTGAGCGGTTTAGCATTTACCGATCAACCAGCAAGCCTTGGCACAACACAACTCAATTTTTCAAAGCGAATTAAAGATGAAAACGTAAAAGTAGGCAATTGCGAGCAATTAGACTTTTCAAAAGTCACGTTTTCAGAAGATGAAACGCGCGAAAATCTTTTAAATAAATTTTTTAATCTTGGGAAAAAGCTGTTTAGCACTGAAGAAGTCGCAACAGCAGAAAATCCCGCAATCAATCCCGAAAATAACAATAAAAAAGAGGAAAAAGAAATGACCGAAGAACAGTTCAACAAGCTGATCGGCGCGGTGCAAGGTTTGGGCGAGAAAATCGACCAGCATTTTAATGCACAGCAACCACCAAAACCGGCTGAAGAGCCAAAAGCGGAAGAAAAAACCGCAGAAAACGGCGTAACGGCGGAGCAATTCAACGCGCTCATTAAACAAGTGGAAGACTTGGGCAATAAGTTTAATCAAGCGTTAAATCAAGAAGTAACGCAAGTGCCGAACGGTGCACCGGCGGCAGAGCAAAAATTCAATATGGCGATTTAAAAAAATGAATAAAACAGCACAAGAATTATTTTACAGCTTAATCGGCGACGCAGCCGAATACTACGGCGCAAACCCAGCTTTAGCGCTAGCGGGCAAGCAGTTTAGCATTGAAGCACCGAAAGAAAGTGTTTTATTGGGCGCAATTCAACAGCGTTCTAATTTCTTAGAAAAAATCAATTGCGTTTTAGTGAAAGATATCAAAGGGCAATTGATCTACGGAGCAACAGAAAAAGGCATTACGGGGCGCAAGACAGACGGACGCTATACAGCAACGCTGGACGCGTCAGGTTATGTCTATGAATGTCAGCCGACAGATTCAGGCGTGCTAATCCCGTGGGCGAAGTTAGACCAATGGGGGCATTTAAAAGACAAATTCGCGTCATTGTATGCAGAGTTTGTACAAAATCAAATCGCGCTAGATATGATCAAAATCGGCTTTTATGGCACGTCCGTCGGTACAGATACAAGCGATCCGAATTTGGCTGATGTGAATAAAGGCTGGATTCAATTTGTGCGCGAAAACAAGGCGACGCAGATTTTAACGCAAGGCGCAACAAGCGGCGAAATTCGCTTGTTTGGCGAAGGTGCAGACTATGTAAATCTTGACGAGTTAGCTTATGACTTGAAACAAGGTTTAGACGCACGCCACCGCGATGCGGGCGATCTTGTGTTCTTGGTTGGTGCGGACTTGGTGGCGAAAGAGGCAAGCCTTGTTTACAAAGGTAACGGCTTAATTGCGACCGAAAAAGCGGCATTGAATACGCACGACTTGATGAAGTCGTTTGGCGGTATGCCGGCGATGATTGTGCCGAATATGCCACCGCGTGCGGCGATTGTCACTAGCTTGAGCAATCTTTCAATCTACACGCAAGAAGGTTCAATGCGTCGCGGAATGAAAGACGACGACGACAAAAAAGCAGTGCGCGATTCTTACTATCGTAACGAGGCTTACGCGGTAGAAGATTGCGGCAAATTTATGGCGGTTGACTTCACGAAAGTGAAGTTATCAAGCGGAAAAGGTACTTGGAAGTAGTTAAATATGGGCGTGCGCGAATTTCAAGAGAAAATCAGAGCTTTAGAACAGATTCAAAAAGCGACAAATGACGGCACTTTACAAAGTGAAGTCGTTGCACAACATAGCAACGATTACACAGTGCTTGAAATCGCGCTTGCGAATGATGTTAACGCAATTCGCGCGATCCCAACGCTTGAGCTTAGAGCAGAACACAAGCGCAATCGCTTTTTGCCGAAGTGGTTGCCGTTTGTTGACGAATATTTAGAGAAAAAGGCGGTCTATCAGAATGATTATTTTGCTTATTGCATTATCTATTTGTTTGATGTGGGCGATTTCGACAAAGCTTTGGCATTGTCTGAAATTGCAATCGAACAAAAACAAAGTTTGCCAGCGCGCTTTAATTCAACTTTACCGAATTTTGTCGCTGATCAAATCTTTAACTGGGCGAATAAAACAGCAAGTGCGGGTGGTTCGGTTGAGCCATATTTTACACAAGTGTTTGAAAACGTGGCGACGAAGTGGCAGCTACACGAAATAGTGAAATCAAAATGGCTAAAAATGGCTGCGGCACTGCTTTTAAGAAATGAAAACGGCGAAGTTAAGGCATCGGGAATTGATGATCAAGAAAGCCTGATCTTAGCAATTAAATTGTGTATTAGAGCGTTTCAGCTTAATCACAAAAGCGGCGTGAAAAGTATGATCGAGCGCTGCTATATGCGCCTTAGCGCATTGGAAAAGGAAGGGAAATTTACCCCGAACGAGCTTACCCCACTGCCCGCCCTTGGCTTAGAAACGGTCGAAATTAATTTTTCAGAAGTCGTGAAAAAACTTAGACGCGGGCAACTTAACGACAAAGAAGAAGTAAAAGAATGTTCAACGGCAGAAATCAACAGCTAGAAAGCACTGTGATTTTAAACAGTGGATTCTGGGCGCATATTAATATTGCGGAATTTCAAAAAGAAAGAAATATCCCGCTACAAATGCCGGTTGAAACTGTTAAATCAGCGCTAATCACAGCTATGCAAGAATTAGAGCTGGATTTAAAAGATGTCGAACAGCGCTACAAAGCGCGCGGCATTAACAACGTGCAAGAAATCGCAAAAAGCACAGTGAACAACGAAAACCCCGCGCAGACACTGTATAAAAAAGCAGTATTTGCGCGGGCAAAAGCGGATCTATTACCCGAATTTTTCGCGCTATCCGCGCGCGAAATTCATCAGAACCGCGACTATGTGGAAGAACAGAAAAGTTTATTAGCCGAGGCAACGCGCGCAATTCGCACGCTAAAAGGCAAAAAGCGGGGATCGGTGCATTTACTATGAAAAAAATGCTTTATCAACAATTAACCGAATTTTTGCTTACGAAGTTGCCGGCACGCTATCACGCGCACTTTCACGCGTGGATCGAGAACGGAAAATTACTCAATCAAGGCAAGCGCGTCACAGACGCCGGAATTGAGATCGCGCATATTCAATATGACGCCGTTTTGTTCTTTGATGAGTTCCCATTTAGGGAAATTTCAGCCCAAAAAATAATGGCGGATATTCAAATTTGGCTGAATGAAAACGACTATTTGCGCGACGTGCTAGATGAATATGAAACGCCGTTTGAACTTGAGATTATCAACGACGACGTGGCGGATCTCACGTTCACAATCTCTTTCCAAGAGCCTTTGACCGCAGTCGAAGACGACGCGGGCGATCTTGAAATTGACAGCAAGAAATATCGACTTGATGAAATCGAAATTAATATCGTGAACAGCATTGATCTTGTCTATCCCGCGCCGAAACAGGCGCAAGAAGACAACGCAGCGCAGCACGATGACGCATTGAAAGAAATGATCACGTTATGAAACCGGCAATCAAAATGGGCGTGAATCCCGACGATTTACGCGATTTTTTAAAAGATTTAGAGCTTTTGAAAATCCCGCCGAAGAAGAAAAAAGAAATTTTAATCCGAACACTTCAAGAAATGAAAAAGCGTTCGGTGAAAAGTGCAAGCAATCAAAGAACTCCGACGGGTTCAGGCTGGAAACCAAGAAAAAACGGCAATGCGAAGATGTTGCGACGCATTGCGAAACTCTTAAATTCACAAGCGCAGACAGAAAATAAAGCGCGTTTGCACTATAAGCAGAAACGCACAGCGCAGATCGCAGAAGAACACCAACGCGGGCTAGATCACGAATTTGAAAAGCGTGATTTTAAGAAAGAGCCGGCGGGCACAGCGAAAGATCCGGCAACAATGCGACAAGCGAAGAAGTTGCGCGATCTTGGCTACACAGTGCCAAACGGCACAACGAAAAGCGGGAAAAAACGCTACCGCAGACCGAGCGCACGCGAGATTGTCGCGACGCTATCACGCGCAAAAGCGAGCTTGCTTATCCGCTACTTTCAAGAGAAAGAAGGAAAAGGCAAGGGAAAAGGTTTAACAAAATGGATTATTCCGACAGAGAAACGCCCGTTTTTAGATGAACGGGACAAAGAAAACGCCGAGATTTTGAAAGAGTTTATTTTGAAGTTTTCGGGTATTGAAAAATAACAATAAGAGGATCAAGAAATGTTCCCGAGTGTACAGATTAATACGCTTAATCTATTGAGCGGTGAAGTGAAAGAAATTGAGCGACACGCGCTATTTGTCGGGGTCACAACGCAGCGAGAAACGAAACTCACGAGCGTGACCCCCGACAGCGATTTTGACAAAGTTTTTGGCGTCGGTGCTGATGAAATTAAAAAGCAAGTACGCGCGGCAATGCTAAATGCCGGTCAAAACTGGATCGCACATGTAATGCTTGTGCCACAAGACAGCTACGATTTTAGAGCAGCAGTGAGAAAAGCGAATGAAGTTGCGTCATTTGAATATGCAGTAAACACGCACGCGACGGGCGTTGATAAAGCCGCGATCAACAAGTTGCAAGAATTATACATCGAATTATTAACGAAACTAGGACGCAGAACGTTTTTCGTTCAAGCCATTGCGGGTGTAAATCCAGATAGTGGCGACGGTGAAACGTGGGCGCAGTATGTGCAGAAGTTGAAGACGTTGCAGCAAACCGTTGTTGCGGATCACGTAATGCTTGTTCCGTTGCTTTTCGGCAATGAAGTTGGCGTGATCGCGGGTCGTTTGGCTAATCGCACGGTGACAGTCGCAGACAGTCCGGCGCGCGTATTAACCGGCGCACTGATTGACTTAGGCAACGCAGAAAAGCCGAAGGATAAAGAAGGTACTTCACTTGACTTGTCACACTTGAAAACGCTTGAGCAAGCGCGCTATTCGGTGCCGATGTGGTATCCCGACTATGACGGGTATTACTGGGCGGACGGTCGCACGCTTGATGTAGAGGGCGGCGATTATCAAGTGATCGAAAACGTTCGCGTAGTTGACAAAGTGGCGCGCCGCGTTCGCTTGTTAGCGATTCAAAAAATCGCGGATCGTTCGTTTAATTCGACAGCGTCAAGCACTGAATTTCATAAAAATTATTTTGCAAAACCTATGCGCGATATGAGCAAATCGGCGACGGTAAACGGCAAAGAATTCCCGGGCGAATGTATGCCGCCGAAAGATGACGCGGTGACTATCGTTTGGCACAGCAAAACCAAAGTCACGATCTATATTAAAGTGCGCCCGTACGATTGCCCGAAAGAAATCACGGTAAATATTTTCTTAGATTTAGAAACGTTAGGAGATTAAGAGAATGGAAAGAATCAGCGGAATGAGCTTTGATTTCTACGTGCTGGGCTTTCCAGTGCACGCAGAATCTATCACATTGAGTATTACAGACAATTCAGCGGTGGCGAAAACGCGCGGAATCCCTGACGGTTGGGTTTCTGGCGATGTCAGCGCAGAAGGTGAAATCGAACTGGATTCAAAAAACTTTCAGAAACTAACAGCCGCTGCCGCGTCGGCGGGAAGTTATCGATCAATCCCTGAAAGTGACTTCACTTTCTTTGCGCAACGCGGCGGAGTGCGTGACAAGGTTGAGGCGTTCGGGTGCAAGATGTTGCTCACTGATTTGCTAAATATCGATACAAAGGGCGGATCAAAATCAACGAAAAAAATCAAGTATTTTGTGACAAGTCCGGATTTCGTGCGCATTAACGGCGTGCCGTATCTATCAGATGATGACACGCGCGATCTAATCGGCTAACAGCAGTTTTTAGCGAACGACCGACAATAACAATAATAATAAAGTGCGGTCGTTTTGCTAAAAGTTTGAGGGATCGGCAATGTTTAAAAATACAGAACACAACGCATATTTTGGATCAGCCGTCGCCGGCTTTTTTGCGCAGTTAAGCTGGGGCGATATTGGGGCGATTTTCGGGATCTTGTTCGGCTTGTTGACAGTGCTAACAAACTGGTATTTCAAGCGAAAAGAAGACAAGCGCGCAGAGAAAGCGCTAGAACTAATGCGGGACAAATACAACAATGAAAAAAGCTAAAGGCGCAATCATCGCGTGCGCAATCGCGCTGATTATTGCAAACGTAAAAAGCACAGATCCGGAAATTCGCACAAGTGCTGAAGGATTGGCACTTATTGCGAAATTCGAGGGGTGCAGCTTGCGGGCGTATAAATGCCCGAATGACGTTTTAACCGTCGGAATTGGCAGTACAGCGGCGGGCGGTGAGAAGATTATCGCCGGCAAAATCTACACAAACGAAGAAATCGCGGCGCGTTATAAGAAAGATATTAAAGCGGTAGAACACTGCTTAAATCAGCATTTTAACGGCGCGCTGATGACACAAAAGCAATTCGACGCAATGGTATCACTTGGGCTAAATGTTGGTTGCGGGAATTTAAAAACGTATTACAGCACGCGTTTGGGCAAGCGCTTGCAAACAACAATTCACAAGCGTGCACAGGCAAAGCAATTTGCAGAAATGTGCGAAAGAATTACCGATTTTGACAGATCGGGCGGGCGTAAAGTGCGCGGCTTGACGATTCGCAGACAAGAAGAAAAGGCACTGTGTTTAAAATGAATTTAAAAGATTATTTGATTTTTGTTTTACTGTTCTTTTGTACAGTGTTTTTCATCGGCGCGAGCTATTACAAAAGCGAGTACAAAACGACGGCGGAAACGCTAAAAACACAAGTCGAAAAGAACAAAGAACAAGAAAAAAGCATTAAAAACTATGAAAAAAATCTCAAAGTTTTGACGCATAAACTAACAAACGCAACAGCGCAAGCGGAACAACGCGCGAAAGCATTAAACGAGGTGTTAACAAGTGAAGACGTTAAAAATTGGAGCGCTGGCAATGTGCCTGATGATGTGCGTCGCTTGTTCAACGAGCGACAAAGCGACGTCGGTCAAAGTAATTTGCCCCAAAACGACGGAATGCCGCGCGGAAAGCGTGCAGATTAAGACAAACGGCGATTTAGCGCACGCGTTAGAAAACGCGCTCAATCGCGTAGAGATTTGCGTGATAGCTTATGAAAACACGCACGAATGTATAAACGATTTTAATAACAAAGCAGAAACAAAAAGGTAAATCAAAATGGAAAAAACACAAGCACAGACACTTTTAGAAAAGTTAAACGCGGGCGTGAAAGATAGCGTGATCGTAAACGTAGCGGGCGTTGATTTTAAATTTAATCGCGACAATACAGCATACGACACAATGATCAATGAGGTAGATTCAGGCAATAAAGTGACGCCGATCAAAGATTACTTGCTAGCAATCATCGATCCGGCGCAAAAAGACGAATTTTTACAAGTGATCAATGTCGCGGGATTAGCTATTCAAGTGGCTGCCGCAGTAAATAAAGTTTTAGTGCCAAAAATTGAGGTCACAGTAAAAAACTAGAATCGCGGGTTAGTGCAATCGAACGCAACGGCTTATCGCAAGCCGTTGCGTTACGTATGCACTACTTACCGCACGAAGACAACACAGAGCAGAATTTAGCGCGGGCGCTTTGGCTGAATAAGCAGTTTTTTGAAAACTTAGCAAACGCAGTCGCAAGCGGTATCGCGAAATGTTTTTAGGAAAGTTCAAAAGATGGCAGTTGAGGGCTTGGAGTATGTAATTAGCCTTGTTGATCAAGTGAGTGCGCCCCTCAAGGGCGTGATGAAGTCGATCGACGATATAGGCAACCGCGGCAAAGACGCGATGATCAAGATCGGCGCTGGCGTCGGTGGTATCGTGGCGGCGGGTGTTGCATTACAAGGCGCAATTGCCCCCGCAATCGAAATGAACCGCGCGATCGGTGAAGTGCGGTCGTTGTCAGTTGCGGAAGAATCACTTAGAAAACTCACAGACACGGCGCTGGAGTTTTCTTCACAATACGGCGAATCCGCGACGGATTTCGTTCGTTCTTCTTATGATATTCAATCCTCGATCGCCGGCTTACAGGGCGATGAATTAGCCGAATTTACGAAAGCGTCTAACTTATTAGCGAAAGGCACAAAAGCCAACGCAAGTACAATAACAAACTATATGGGGACGATGTACGGTATTTTTGAAGAAGACGCGAAAGCGATCGGCAATGCAAATTGGGTGCAGGAAATTGCAGGGAAAACCGCGCTTGCGGTGAAAATGTTTAAAACGTCGGGCGACGGTATGAGCGCGGCGTTTACATCCGTTGGCGCGTCGGCAAAATCCGCAAAAATCGGTATTTCGGAGCAATTCGCGGTGCTGGGAACGTTGCAAGCAACAATGAGCGGCAGCGAGGCGGGAACAAAATATAAAGCGTTTTTGGCGGGTGTTGGTAACGCGCAGAAAGCGTTAAATCTACAATTCACAGACAGCAACGGCAATATGTTGGATATGGTCAGCATATTGAACAAGATTAAAGGAAAATTTGGCGATACGTTAGAGCTTGCAGAATCCGACGCATTGAAAAAAGCGTTCGGCAGTAATCAGGCTGTGGCGTTGATTGAGTTGCTTTTGCCGAAGGTCAATAATCTAAAGGGGTCTATTCAAGACTTAGCGAAAGTTAAAGGAATGGACGACTTGGAAAAAATGGCGCAAGCGATGACCGATCCATGGGCACGCTTTTCGCAAACGTTGAATAATATCAAAACAGCAATCGGCACAGAAGTGTTGCGTGTGATTGAGCCGATCGCAAATAAAATCGCCGATCTTGGCACTAATTTTGTGAAATGGCTTTCGACTTATAAAAACATTGCACGATGGATCGGCTATATCGTTGGCGCATTAATCGGATTTACTGGATTTACTGCCGCGCTCACGTTGATGAGTGGCGTTGTTGCCGCGATTGGCGTCGCATTTAGCTTTTTATTCAGTCCGATTGCAGCGGTGATTGCACTGATTGGTGCAATTGTGGTAGTGGTTTATAAATTCCGCGCGGAGTTGTTCGGATTTATTAAAGGCGTGGTGAAAGGCTTTAAATCCGTCGGCGTATCATTTGAGCCGGTGGCGAAAGCGTTCGGCAAATTATGGGACAGCTTGAAACGCATTGGGCAGACTATCGCTTGGGCGTTCGGCTTGTTCGGCGGCGCAACGGATTCAGTAGATACGTTCACAAGCGCGGGCGAAAAAGTCGGAATTTTTGTCGGTAAATCGCTTGAAATCGTGGTAAGCGTGATTGAATTAATCGTGACGAATATCGCGAAAATGGCAGATATTTTCGCAAACGTTGCAGATTTTATCATTGAGATGTGGGACGGCGTAATTAAAGGCTGGCAAGAAAGCGATCCAAAACAAATTTTCGGCGCTTTGGCGACTGGCGTTGGAAATATTTTTAGCAGTATTTTTAACGGAATTGAAAAGATGTTTATCAATACGTTGAACTGGCTAATTACACAAGCAAATAAAGTGAGCGGGGTGATCGGAATTGAAATACCGCTTATTCCCGTCGTTGAAGATAGCAAGCCACAATCAAGTTTTTTACAAAATGCAATTTTGACGACTAGAAACGCAACGAACAATATCAGCGCAACAGGTAACCCACAAAAAACGGGCGGGCAAGTGTTCGCGCTTGGTTCAAATACACAACCGGAGAGAACACAGATCGCCGGCGGTTCAGTAAGTAGCAAGCTAACAACAAATCAAAATATTGATCGGTCGGTGAATATCCACGGCGGCGTTGTTGTGAAAGCAGATGATCCGAGCAAGTTTGAGCAATGGATGCGCGACCGCGAACAATTGAATGCGGGGTGATAAATGACGAAAAAATTGTATTTTGATTTATTGATTAAGGGCGAGGATATAACGCTAGATAGCGGCAATCAGCCCGTTATTTGTGATAATCGCGTTTCTATCGCGCAAGATATTAAACACGCGCTAATTGAAAGCGGGCTTGCAACACTTTTAATCGCAGAGCGCAGCCGGATTTTAAGACGCGATATTATTTTGCAAATGATTTTAATTGTTGAAGAAGATCGCAGACTAGTGCCGGGAACGATTTTTATCGATGAAGAAGATCAAGGGCGTTTGCGCTTGACAGCGGAAACGTACGAATTTGGGAAAATTGAGAATTTAGGGATCGTATTAAATGACTGATTTTAAGCAGATGTTAGAAGAAAACGGCTTGCCGACAGAAGAAACGCAAATCCGACAAGAATTTGAGAGCTTAACAGATGAGGCGGGATTAATTACGAACACGTCGCGGATGTCGCCGTTTTGGCGCTTAATCACCGCAATCGCGGTTAAGCCGGTGAAGTGGCTTACGGATCACTTAATTGTTGAGATTTTGCCTAATTTATTCGTTAAAACCGCGCGTGATAAATGGTTGCAGATTCAGGCTTGGCAAGTGGGGCTTGATTTTAAAGACGCAACAAAGGCACAAGGCGTAGTGCATTTCACAAAAGAAAGCGACTTGACAGATTTAACAATCAAAGCGGGAATAGTTGTTCAAACAGAGCGTATTAACGACGTGATTTTTAAATTGATTGTGACTGAAAACACGGTGATCCCGCGCGGTACGTTAATAGCGCCAGTGCCGGTTATAGCAGAACACGCGGGGACGGCGTATAACTTGGCGACGGGCTACTATCGAATTTTAGCGGAAAATATCCCGGGCGTGGTGAAAGTCGAGAATTTAGACGATTGGTTGACGAAACCGGGCGCCGATCGTGAAACGAACGACGAATTGCGCGAACGTTATCGCACGCAATTCGCAAGCGTGGGACAACATCATATTGATAGCGTTTATCGCGGAATGATCGCAAAAGTAGCGGGTTTATCCGTTGACCGCATTTATTTTAAACATGACGCGCCACGTGGTCCGGGTACAGCTAATGCGTATTTATTATTGGATACCGGCGTAACAAGTCAGCCATTTATTGACGTTGTCAACAATTACGTACAAACACAAGGAAATCACGGACACGGTGACGATTTGATTTGCTATGCAATGCCAGAAACACAGCACAATATTACATGCGCGATTTATTTTGATCCGCGCATTGCGATCGGCGAAGTGAGAAAAGGCGAAATCAAGCAAGACGTTGAGAATATGATCCGTTGCGCATTTCGTGAAAATCGCAATTATCAAGTTACGAAGACTTACCCGTTTTCACGCTTTAGTTGGTCGAAACTCGGTGAAGAAATTCACGCGAAACACAGTGAAATTGATTCTTTAGTTTGGGGTCAGCAAGATATTAAAAGCGAGCTAACGATCCCGCGGATTCAGTCTTTATCGGTCACGGTGGCGAAATGATAAAAATAAAATTACCGTTTTGGATGGATAAAGGGGAACTTCAGAAAATCGCGCTACTTTTCGAAAAATGGTGGGCGTATGTGTTAAGCGCGGTGAAATTCCCCTTTAATATCTTAGATGAAGAAACGTGCGGCGAGAAAATACTAAATTTAATCGCGTATCAGCGCGACGTCGAGCGATTCGACGGTGAGCCAATCGAACTATTTAGAAAGCGCGTGAAATATGCGTTTTTAAATGCGAAAGACGCAGGGAGTAAAGCGGGCTTTATTCGTATTTTTGAGCGATTGGGGATCGGTAAAATCGGCGTGGGCGAAAGAATAGACGGGATCGATTGGGATATTATAAAAATCTATATCACTGATCAGCAGGTGGCGAATAATAACGCGTTATTAAATTTTGTTATTAGAAAATACGGGCGCACTTGTCGGCGCTATGACTATGAAATAGTAACGTTCACTCCGACGGTGATCCATTACGGCGAATTTGATCATAATCAGCAAGTTTTTTATGGAAAATTAATATTCAAAAATAATCGCGTCTTTACTGGTAACCATTCGCAGACGGGCGAAGTTTATATTGCGAAACTCAATTAAATAAAAAAATAATAGAATAATTAAAAAGTGAGAATATATGAAAAACTACAACACAATTTTAACAGAACACCTTTCAAAATATATCGCGAGTAAAACAATTTTAGGCGAGCGGGTCGAATTGACCGAGTTTATTTTTGCACAGTTACCGCTTGAGCAATTAAACGCTTTAAGTAAATATTCTACACTTCCAGACGATCATTTTATCGTACACCGTCAAGCAGTGAGTAAAACGGGGCTAATTAATGAGGATTCCGTCGCCTATTCGGTGACAATGGGGACGGATGTTGGTGATTTTACGTTTAATTTTATCGGGCTTTTAACAAAAGAAGGCTTGCTTGCCGTTGCAGTGCGAGCGGCAGAAACGCAAAAGCTTGCGACTAAAAACGGCTTGCAAGGGAATAGTTTAACACGTTCGATTTTGTTGGAGTTTTCAGGCGCCGCAGAAGCGACGCAAATCAACGTGCCAGCGCAGACATGGCAAATTGATTTTACAGCTAGACTTAACGGGATTGATGAAGATATTCGCAACCTTGCGCGCGATATTTACGGAGAAATCCGATTTTTTAATGACGGCTTTTTAGCCGTTAAGCAGTCAAAAAATATTGTCACAATTAAATCGGGCGTGGCGTATTTAAAAGGTTATAGAGTTGAATTAGCGCACGATGAAATAATCGGGATTAATCGATCCGATTGCGCTATTTATATAGATCTAGTTAGTCAGGGCGACGTTGTCAGCAAGACAGTAAAGAAAATTTCTTTTTTAACAGACAGAAAAGACGATTACACAGATAAAGCGGGAAATAAACATTACATTATAAAAATCGCAGACGTTGAAAACTGGAATATTATTGATCGTCGCATTCGCGGGGAATTAATTTTAAAAACAGACCTGGGCGCAAGTGACGGCTATAGATATATTGGAAAATGTAAATCTATTGCGGAATTAAGACTTATCGAACCGAAATCACACGGGCAATCTATTTTGCTTTCGTCATACTATTTAAACGGGAACACCGGCGGCGGCGAGTTCGTCGCTGATTTTCAAGATTCAATTACAGCAGATGATGGCGGCGTCACTATTGTGACAGCAAAAGGCAAGCGTTGGAAACGTGTATTAAAAAATAACAAGGTTAACGTGTTAGATTTTGGTGCGAAAGCGAATCAAGACTCAACCGTGGCATTTGAGGGCGCGTTTAAGTATGCAGGTAAAAATGAAAAAATAATCACGTCTGATGCGTCCACTTATTTAATTAATAAGCCGTTATTCCTTTCCGGCGTGGGTGGTATTGAGTTGCCGTGCTTAATTTACGGTACATTTGCAACAACACAGGGCGCAATCATTACATGGTTTGAGAATTCGCAAGAAATCACGCGCGCGCATAAGAATTATATTAATTTTATAATGTGGCAGGATCAAAGTCAGGATAGCGTCGCAATTCGTTTGATCGGTTTGAAATCGACAAGTTTAAAAATAGGCGAAACAGGCTGTGTTCAGCTTTATGCAACAACGGATAAAGCCGAGCAACAAAGAAAATTTAACGGACTTGATACGAGTTCTTTGGCTTACAATAGATTCGATATCGATGTTTTATCTACTTTACATATTACAGGCAAAGCAGATGGTTGGGTGAATGAAAATACAATTAATACACAACGTTTTCGCGCAGTAAAAACAGGCTTAAGAGCGGGGATTTTAATTGACGGGGACTATGCGCACAATCATAACTTGATCCGCCGCGGTTGCTTGGAGGGGGAGCAAATTATTCATATTGATCATGGTTCCTCAAATACGATCGAAGATGTGCGATTTGAGAGAAATCCACAAAATAGAAATGAAGTGCTTAACATTCGTTTTTCTGAAAAAACGTGGTCAAACAGAATTACAGCGAGTTGGGTTTCGTCGCCGGGTTTTACGAATGGCCCGTATGGGATTTATTATAAATTAGTTAACGTTGTTGATAATGGCTTGGATAATGTTGTATCACACAATCAAGAAAATTATTCTGATGAAGCGTGCTTGTTTGAACTGTCGCAGACTACACCTTTCGTATCAAGTATTAACAAATTAAAAACCGGCATATTGAACAACAATACCGATATTCACAACGTAAGAAATATTAAACACTTGATCAACGGTGATTTTAAAATTTTAAAAGATTACGCGGTTATCTATGAACAGGAAAATTTTATTCATGTAACTAAAGGGACAATGTTTGACTTAAGTTCAGATAAAAAACTTTTTAGAATTAGCGTCCGCTTATTTGATAAAGATAAAACGCTAATCACGGATCAGCTTGACGAATTGATTTTGTCGGGTGAGTTAAAAAACGATCAGAGCGTGCCGACGCAGTTGACCATGCGTGGAAATGATGATCATATTAATTTTATGATTAAATCAGATAAAGTGGCTTATGTGAAAATTTTAATTAGTTCGGGAAATAATAGCGAGAATAAAACATTTAATTATTTACGTTTTATTGTTCGATATCCGAAACACTTTATAGAAAAATCGCGCGGCTTTCATAACATCGTAAAACCGGAACGAAAAAATTCACTTATGTATTATTCTAACGATGATATTGATATGGGGGAAATTGGCGAGGGGATCCCTTGTTATAAGCATGACTTAAGTGAGATGAAAATTAATATTACACGATCGGCGATCACGGTGAAAAACATAGATCAGAAAGAGATTGATATTGACGGGACTTTGATTCAGTTTGCGCCAGAAGGTAGTTGCTTTTTAATCTATGAGGATCAGTCAAAACAAGAAAAGAAATTAGCGATTGAAACAGCAAATAATAAAAAAATCACTTTAAAAGAAAACGCCCCGGTTGATCTCACGGTTGGGCAAAATGTCGTCTTTTTAGTCACTAAAACAAAGTCATTGTAAAGGGGGCGCTATGTGGAAAAAGCAAAAATTAAAACTAGCCCCGCAGGCAAAGCGCACACTTGAACAAGCACAGAGGGGGAATATTTCCCCCTTTTCGCTATCAGCGCAAGGGGTCAAAATCGGGGTGCATAACTGGTCACATGGAATTAAAGAAAAATCAAATATGTATCTATCGCCTGAAAATGCAGTGAAAGCACTTTCTGCGAAGTTAGTTGATTATGCTGATCCAAATCGCCCTCGAGGGCAGCAGGATGTGATTGCGGTGATGATAACTAGCAATGATATTCAAGACTTTATCAGCAGACTTGAACAAGTGCGCGTTTTAATGCCTGAACCGACTTTTAAGCAAGCGCTTGATTATGCGAAAGCAAGTAAGTCATTGCAAGAAACGAAGATGATTAAGACGCCGACGATTCAAAGCCCTGCTTTCGCTAAATCAGCAGATATTACGCCGGGGGCGAATCGTGAAATGCAGTCAATTTTACGCAACGCAATGAGTGCAGCAAAAGCGACAAGCTCGGGCGACCCGCAAGCAAAATTGACGGCACTTTTAGCTGTGAAACGTGAGAAAGAACAACAGAATGCGCGCCGCGTTGCGGAAATGTTAGATACAAGTGTTTTAGTTGACGCGTTCAGTGCGTCGGACTTTTTAGAATCAGCCGACGCGCAAATAAAATTAAATATCCCGCCCGCAAGCAATGTGTTTACGGCTTGCGTGATGTTTATCGGCGCGGATTTATCAACGATTAAAGGAATGTTAAATGACAACGATTAAGCGCAATCCGAGCGTGCAGTTAGCGTTAGACGGCAAGCCGATTCATTTGCACGATATAAACATAAACGCGAGCGTAAAGCGCGACGATAAAGATATGAGCGGGCAGAAATCGAGCACGAAAAAAACAGATAAAGGCGTGAAAGCGAAAGAATTAAACGTTATCGGCGTGATTCCGTATGAGCGCAAAGAATGGCTCACTAACCTGTTTAACTTAGCAGAGGCAGAGAATGAGAAAGGCGAGCAAGTCAAATACCGAGTTTCGTGCTTAATCGCCGAGGCAATTAATATGCGAGAAGTGCAATTCACGGGACAAGTGAGCGCGACAGAAATGGGCGGGCGTTTAGCGTGGCAAGTATCTTTTACGTTGCGCGAAGTGAATTCAATTGCAGAGAAAAAAGAACAGCGCAAGCCAAAACCGACAGTAAAAACGCAGAGTGAGAAAGCTCCAGTAGCAGAACAGCAGAAAAAAAATGATGGAGCGAAATCAGCAGAAAAACAGCAAGAAGGTGATAATTCAATATCTAAAAAAATTGATGATATTTTGGGTGGTTTGGGATGAAAATAATTAAAACAGTGAGGATAAATGGTGAAGAATTAGAATTAGCGCAAGAAGACTTGATTTTAGAGTTGAATAATACAGGGCGCGGGTTCGTCACTGTTCGTACAGATAAGCAGTGCGAAGGGAAAAGTGCGGTGATTTTTGTTGGTGAATACGACAATTTTTATAAATGGTTTGACGGGTTTGTTGAGCGTGAACAGTTAGCCGAAAACGGCTATAAAAAGCTATTCGTGCGTGAGAAAGTGGCGATTTTTGAAAGACCGCTTAATTGTTCGCACCGTCATGTCACGTTAAGGGATCTTTGCGCGTGGATTACAAGCGCGACGGGGATCACTGTTAAAGTGCCGGCGGCGAGTTACGCAGACACGCCGATCCCGCTTTTCACACATACCGGAAGCGGTTATCAGCTTTTAAATAATATCGGGCGACAATATCAAATCAAAAACTATATGTGGCAACAGGCGGCGGACGGTTCGCTGTTCATCGGTTCGCACGATGATTCACGTTGGTTCGGTCGCGACGTGCGTATAGATGAAAGCGTGACGTTATCAAGCGGCAGCAATGATATGACGATCCCGATCGCCGCCGCTATTCGACCGGGCGCGATGATTAACGGAAATAAAATCAAAACGGTGCAGTTAAAAGGTGATGATTATGTGTTGACGTGGGAAAGTTTAGACAAAGACGGAAAGCCAGCGCAGAAAAGCCCCGAGCGTCGTCAGATAGAAAAAACATTCCCTGAATTAGCGGGCGGTTATCATTTGCCCCGCTATGCGAAAGTGGTCGGTGTGGCTGATCCGTCGGGTGCGGGTGATATTTCAGACCCGTTCCGCCCGAAGTATGCCGTAGAATTGCAGTTGTTGGACGAACACGGCGAAGTTGATCAAGCCGTGCCGGTCTATCCCGCAGTGCCGTTGCCCGTGACGAGTACAGGCTCACAGGGCGGGGATTTTGCTTTTCCAGAAGTTGGAACGGTGGTAGAGGTTGGGTTTGCTTACGGGCGTTCTGATAAGCCGTTTGTGCGCACGATGTTGGCACAAGACAAGACAATCCCGAACGTAGAGCCGGGTGAACAATTAAAACAACAACGCCCAGAGGTTTATGAACGCACAGACGCTGCAGGTAACAAAACGCGAGAAACCGATCAGACGATCAAGGATAAATCATTCACACGCGTGATTGAGTGCGATCAAGAAACAAAGACGATCGGCACGTCAGAAAAGACAATTGACGCAGACGCGGACGAGATGATCGGCGGAAACAAAAGCGTAAGCGTTGTCGGGAACTATGAAGAAACCATAGCGACTAATAAAAGCGTGGGCGTAGGTGGAACATTGCAAGAACGGATCGCGGGCGCCGCGTCGCGCGTATCAGATACTAAAAATAAATTTACTGCCCCGCTTAGTTATATGGGGACGGATGGACAAAATATTTTTAAAATCTTAGAAGAGTTAATACAGATCGTGGCGGATATTGCAGAAACCGCAAGCAGTCACACGCACAATGGTGGCCCACAGCCGGATCAAAAGGACGCATTCAAAGATCAGAACAGTAAAGCGAAAGCAGAGAAAGCGAAGTTAAGCCCAATAATTGAATAG